GCTGCATTTGAAGTGCGCGTGAAAAAAACGACACAAGGATTCAACGAGCTCATTGTTCTTGATGACAAACAGTTTGCAAATATGAAGAAAATGTATCGTCGAATTGGAGATGATTTTGCCGGTGCAACGCTTGGACTTCAAAAACAAATTGCCGAATTGAAAGAGAAAATAAAGGATTATGAAAATGAGATTGTGCATCTCAAACAAGAAATCGAATACAAGGGCAGTCTTCATAAAAAAGACATTGAACTAAAGGACACGGTTATTGAAAACTGGAAACTGAAACATCAACTGGCGACGATGGCAAACAACGCTAGAAATTGAAAAGAATGAAATGTAAATAGTAAATATAGTTAGAATTTGAGAATGAAAATCAAATTATTTATTTTTTTTTAGTTCCATATTCTCTCGAATCGTCTTTGAATAAAGTTCTTTTAATTGGCGAATTTGATTTTGAAGCGAGTAGTTTTCGCTTTGCAATGCGTGAATTTGTTGTTGTTGCGATTGAATGCGTTCAAAAATTTCAGGATTTGTTTCTGCAATTTTATCATATTGTTTTTTTTTTATTTCTTGCTGTTCTTGATATTTCTGTTGATGATTTTTTTTCATTTCTTCTTTTTTTTTTATTAGTATGTTGGTTTCTTTAATGACATCGGGTTTCATGCCAGGCTCTCCTTGTGGATAGTCAATTAAAATATTTTCAAGGTTCATAAAAAACTCGGCAATATCTGCGTCTTTTATAAAATCAGATACCGTCTTTTTAGACAAGCGCATAACATCGCTGAAAGGGTCATTCAATAAAGTGCGTTTATCAAACGTGTTGTGTCGGTGTGAAAAAACCAGAATTGTTTTCATAGAATCGAGTTGAACAAATGGCACCGTATACCCTTTTAAAAATTCGCGTTCCTCGGCCAAACATGCATCATTATTGTATTTATGTTCGCGCAGCAATTCTTTTCGAAAAGCAAATGTTCCGGCAGTGGCGTGGTTTGGACTGTAGGGTCCGAACTGTACCATTTGGTTAGAATCTTTGAAATAAATATACATTTCACTGCTTCCTGCGCACAGTGCTGTTGGATTTTTCAGAAGCATTTCAACTGCATGAGACACGCGCTCTGGTGGGTAATAGTCGTCATCATCCATGTAAACAATAATTGAACCGCGCGCTTTTTTATGCATAATATTGCGTTTTTTACCTAGTGGCATTTTTTCATCATATTTGAAATATTTTACAAGGGGGTGTTCTTTTACAATGTCTTCTATTTTGTCAGTGCCGTCATCGACGATAATCCATTCCATTTTATCTTTGGGATAGGTTTGATTATCGAAACACTTGATGATTGTTGGAAAAAATGGTCTTCGGTTGAATGTTGGTGTGCAAACGCTTACAAATGGTTTTGATTCTGAAGTCATATTATATTATACCTCTTGGCGTATATGCGTATATTATAATAAGACGCTCATTCTTTAGATGAGTTAAACGCAAACATATTAAATAAAAACATGGAAACAGCTATCAGCACATAGTACGGTTCATAACCCTTCAAATAACTGAATGCATTCATTACCATTCCAATGCTAAATAATACAACAAGCAGATTTTTTTTACTTTTGAATATATTAAAAACAACCTTGGTTTTATTTTGTAAGTCATTTTGAGTAAATGGTATCCACAAAAATATGACCAACACTTGAAAAATGAATCCAAAAAAGTTGAAAAATGGCGGAATCCATGATACTAAAAATAATCCAAGAGTCCATAAAAATCCGCTTATTATAAATCCGCTGTTGTAAAATTGAAATGCATATGACATGAAAAACCCAATAAATCCTCCATACAACACTAGAATGTAGACCAGTAATGCTCCCGAAAGCATAATCATATTTTCAAGAATTCCATATGTATCAAACTGATTTTGTCTTGATAAGTTACCCATTTTCATACAAATCATTTTAATGAATCCTCGAAACGTTGCATATGTATTTTTCAAAGAAAGGGAAAGCCAAAAAGCAAATGGAGTGTATTCGATGAATGCGTCAGGGTCTCGTAACTCATTTTTTATAACTCGGCATGTTTTTGAACATTTCTCGTCATCATTTGAATCGCAATATAAGTTATACGGGAACCCGTATGAATAAATTGGGTCTTCAACAACACCAAATTCTTGTGTTCCATCTGGGCTGCAATAAGGGTAACGGTTGATATCAGAAGGCAAATAGTTTGTCAAGTCTACTCTATCCATTTTTACTAAACACAAGAATGATGCACCCAAATATCCAATAATACAAATTTTAATAAATAAAAAAAATAAGCTTTTGAAAAAGTCAGCATATGAGGATATAGATGGATTTGTATTGACGGGGTTACCGGATGCGTCGGTTGTTGGTATGGGGTTGCCGGATGCGTCGGTTGTTGGTATGGGGTTGCCGGATGCGTCGGTTGAAGAGGAAGAAAACATGTTGCTCATGTTACCGAATATTCCTCCGGATGACGACGGTGGTGGATTTCCTGATGCGTCAGTTGTTGTTGGTGTGGGGTTGCCGGACGCATCCGTTGAAGAAGAAGAAAACATGTTACCGAATATTCCTCCGGATGACGACGACGGTGGTGGATTTCCTGATGCGTCAGTTGCATCTGAGGAGGAAAAAATACTAAATGGTTCTTTATTTGATGAAAATAATGCACTTATTGAAGTAGTTCCATTCAAAAATGATGTCATTATTTAAAAATATAATTATGATGAATGAATGTTATTAATAATGATTGTTATTATATTATTATATAATGATAAAATAATAATTAACTTTTCATTACTCCCTAAACTAACTTATAAAAATGAACAATTAATTAAATAATTAATTATTTATATTATATATAATATATAGTAAGTTACAAAAATCCAATGAGTGAAAGTAAAGAAAAGCGTGCTCTTGAGATTTTAAAAAAGTCTCAAAAAGAAATAGAAGTAAAACAAGGAGAAAAACTAGTTAGTAACCCGACAATTAGAGAGATAATTTCAATTGTTGAACAATTTATTATAAAGAAAAAACTAATTTGTTATGGAGGGACGGCGATAAATAATATTCTTCCCAAAAAGGACCAATTTTACGATTTAACTCGAGAGATACCGGATTATGATTTCTTCTCTCCAAATTCATTGGATGATGCAAAAGAATTGGCTGATATATTTTATAATAAAGGATTTAGTGATGTTGAAGCAAAGTCAGGTATGCACACGGGAACATACAAAGTATTTGTAAATTTTATTGGGGTTGCCGATATAACATTTATTGAGCCGGAATTATTTAAGAGTTTGATGCGTGAAACGATTGAGAAGAATGGAATATTGTATGCACCTGTCAACTTTTTAAGAATGTCAATGTATTTAGAACTCTCTCGTCCAGATGGTGATGTATCGCGATGGGAAAAGGTTTATAGTCGACTTATGCGTTTCAATAAAAATTATCCGCTTAAAGGTGAAAACTGTTTAAAAAATGCAAAAGAGTCGTCACTATCTCCTAATAAAAAAGAAGTAGAAATATTTGACTTGATACGTGACGAAGCAATTGCTGAAAAACTCGTATTTTTTGGAGGGTATGCGTGTTCGCTATTTTCAGAGCATTTAAAAAAAACGGATCGTCCGATTTTATATTCGCGTATGCCGTCATTTGATTTATTGTCTGAAAAAGCGGAAAAGTCTGCCAACAAAATCAAAAAGGTTCTTGATAACACGGGCGATTTCAAAAGCGTTACTGTTGAAAAACGTGAAGAATTTGGAGAACATATTGCTTTTCATTATGAAATCATAGTTGATGGCAGAACCGTTGCATTTATTTATGAGCCGTCACCCGGTGCATGTCACAACTATAATATAGTTAAAATAAATGGGAAAGATGTTCATATTGCAACAACCGATACAATTCTTAGTTTTTATTTGCTATTTCTTTATGTGAATCGACCTTACTATGACAGAGATCGCCTGTTATGTATGAGTCAGTACATATATGACTTACAGTATGATAAGTTGACAAAAAATGAAGGTATATTCAAACGATTTTCCAAGCCGTGCATCGGTAAGCAGGTAACACTGAAAGACATTAAAGATGCGAAAACTCACATGTTTGAAAAGTTGAAAAATAAAAAAGGCACGCGCGAGTATGATGAATGGTTTTTAAATTACAATCCGATTGAAAAACATAAATACAAAGCCTTGAAGGGAAAAGCTGCAGTAAAATTTAATGAAAAATTAAACAGTATTAATAAACATTCGCCGTCGTATTCAAAACGCAAAAATACTCCGGTAACAGCCAGTCAAAGTCCAGGAGTTACTCGGAAAACTCCAAAAACATTAACTACCACAAGTCCATCGCCATATAAACGTTCAAAACGGTTGCATTCAACACCGAATAAACATAAAAAAAGTGTAAAAACACTCACACAAAAGGTGCGACGACAAAGTCGATACAATAAACGCAACTAACCTCACCTCGAGTTTCCAGTTTAGGCGAACTTATCTAATTTAATATCTAACTTAATTTTTTATTCACTTATATTATAAAAAATTAAAATAGTGTAATGAAAAGTAAAACTATTCTTTATTCAATCATTTTCATTATTTTTGTACTTTTTATTTATGTTTTTGTTAACCGTTCTCCGATTCGAGATAGGTTATCAGAATATACGGCCAAGGCCATCGTTTTATCATGTATGGATTTTAGATTTGTAAACGACAAAATATATTTTTTCAATGCATCAGGATATCGTGATAATTATAATAAATTTAGCTTGGCAGGCGCCAGTTTAGGTTACAACCAAAATTCTTTTCCAGCATGGAGTGAAACTTTTGATAAACACGTTGAACTAGCCATCGAGTTGCATCAAATTGAGGAAATAGTCGTGTTGGACCACATGGATTGCGGAGCATATAGAATCTTATATGATAATCCGTCAATGTCAATGCAAGAAGAATATGAATTACATAAAGAAAATTTAAATAAATTCAAAGTTTTAATGAATAAAAAATATCCATCATTAAAGGTTACAACATTTTTGACAAACACGGATGGTTCTATTGTGCAATATTAACCAGTTCCAGTTATCATAATCATCATAATCATTATCATGATTATTACTCGCGTTCCTCCATTTTACGTTTGGTTTGCACATGATAACAGCTTCTACACAAAGGCATGTACATGTCATTTCCAATGAGGACCTGTTCTGTGTCGCACGTGCTTCTAAAGGTAAATGGTGCAAGCGTTCCATTTTTGCAAATGCTGCAGAGGGAATGTAACTTGGTCATTTTATCGCACATGGGAATCAGTTCAAGGAGATTTCCTATTTTATTTCGTTGAAAGTCTCCATCTAATCCGCAGATGTATACTTTTTTTCCTTTTTCTTCCACCATTCTGGTTGTAAAAGGCACAATGTCATTGAAAAATTGTCCTTCATTTATGAGTATAACTTCACTACTTTCAATCTCATCTTCATGCATTTTCATAATTTCTTCCATTGAGAATCCCATGATGCACGGAATCATTTCTTTGTCATGCGTCGACATCATGGTTTCTGAATATCGACTGTCTGCTTTGTAATTTATAACACAAACTCGCGACTTACAAAATGAATATTGTCTATGAATTTTCAAGAGAGCCGACGTTTTTCCGGACCACATCGGTCCTAGTATAATTTCTAAATATCCTGCGGATGCAGTTGTGGCTGATGTGGCTGTGGTTGTCATTTGATGATGATGGGTTGGCAGCGGTGGTACTGGCAGCGTCGTCGTTATATTTTTCATAACTATTATATATAACTTTCAATTTTATTATAATAATTACAACGTAAAAACATAATAAACATTAAAATGAATGTTAATCATTATGAATTATTTATTTATTTAATAAATTATGTTTTGTAACAGTGATAACAAAAGTGATGACGACGTTCATAACTCAACTCCGTGGGTAGAGAAATACAGACCTACACATTTTGATGATATTGTATTGGATGATATTAATAAAAAAATACTTTTATCGATTATAGAGAACAATTATTTTCCAAATTTATTATTGTATGGTCCTCCGGGAACCGGAAAAACGACAACCATTATTAATCTTGTAAATGCATATCAAGAAAGATACAATCAAAAAAATAAAGGATTAATGATTCATCTAAATGCGTCTGATGAGAGAGGGATTGATATTATTCGGAATCAAATAAATGGTTTTGTAACGTCAAAATCAATGTTTGGAGGAGAGGGAATGAAATTTGTTATTTTGGATGAGGTAGACTACATGACAAAAAATGCGCAAACGGCGCTTCGTTATTTATTGAATAATTATAACAACCTTGTTAATGTTCGATTTTGTTTGATTTGCAATTATATAAGCAGAATAGATGAAGCGTTGCAAACCGAATTTGTGCGAATGCGATTCAACCAACTTCCTGAGTCAAGAATTCTTTCTTTCTTAAAAAAAATTAATGTTGCCGAAAATTTGAATGTTGATGAAAATACGATTATATCCATTCAGCGCCATTTCAACTCGGACATTCGAAGTATGATAAATTACATGCAGTCAAATCAGCATCTCATTCACAACTGTCATGTAATTACAAATGCAGTATGGGATAATATAACTAAACTCTTCAAATCGCGCATAAAGTCATCTATCATTGTTGATAAACTGAATGAAATAAGTTCAAAATATAATATTGAACGTAAAAATATAATTAAAAACTATTTGAATTACATCATACGTCAACACCCAGAGTATATTACTCCAGCTTTTTTAAATTTCATTGAGAATGTTATACATAAACAAGACTGCAAAACAGAACATTTGCTTCAGTATTTTGTTCTTAAAATAAGTACATTTATATTCGAACGATAGTCATTTAGTTGAATAAGTGGGGAATGAATGAATGGAAAATATAATGAATAAAATCATTAAATAAAATCATTAAATAAAATCATTAAATAAAATCAATAAATAAAATAATAAAGATAATTGTTATTATTTTATTATAAAAATATAGACGGTATTACGATTTTAATGAACTCTAATTCGAGTGTATTGTCCACGTTTACAAGCAATGAAAATAAAGGGTTGCTCTGGAGTGTTTTGCATGGCGGTGGTAAGTTTAATGGCATTCCTGAAACGGCATTGAAAATGGTTCAAGTCATGTTTGAAACAACTGTTACTGAAGTGAGTGAAACTTTTCAAAAAATGAACCAACCTGTTGATTTGAACATCATGAATAAAGAAGCCGTGTATATGATTTGTAAAAAGTTAACTTCATTTGTTGAAGAGAACAAAAAATCAACTGCGTTTCCTATGGTTCCTGTTGTAACTGAGAAGAAAAAACAACAAATTCCTCAACTTGAAACAATATACCGAGCAGAAGATATTCAAAAAGAACGACAAAGTGCATTCAATATGGAGTTGAAAAAAAAAGAAGAAGAAATGTCATCCATCATGAAGTTGAAAAAACCAGACGAAATTAATTTTTCTGACGATAACTATGACAAGCCGATAGGAGACGATATGGAAAGACTGCTGGCAGAAACGTTGGCATCACGAGAACGCGAACTTGAACTGCTTGTAAAAAACAAAGAAGATAAGGATAACGCAGAAAAGTGGATAAATAATTCCATTTCTAGTTCCATTTCTCCAATCGCAAATAAGCCAACGATTAATGGAAATTCTGAGACAAAAAAAAAAGTAAGTTTCAATGAAACTCGAATTGAATATGAAAATAAAAATGAATATGACACAGTAGATGAACCATACTTACGTTCAAATGTGTCCGCACCAGGAGCAGCCGCTGCTGCCTCCGCCTCCTCCGCCACGCCTGTTTCAAATGCTTCATTTGAGCTGAATACATTGATGAATAAATTCAAAAAAATAAATGTAACAAATGTGCATGTGCCATCATCATCAAACAACCAGAGCAACCAGAGCAACCAGAGTCAACATGATAACGAGAATAACGATGTTAGTGTCAATGTCAACAGCAGTAAGCTCAATAATGAGACAGTAAAACAAATATCAGAAGATATTGCATTTATAAGAAAAAATATAGGTGAGCTTTTGCATATTATAATGGAGATTAAGACAGAGATGAAAGAGAGAAGAGAGAAAAAGGAAAAAGAGGCCAATCAAATAGAAAACATAAGCCAATAAATAATCAAGGTTCAACCGCTGATGACGAAGATAATGCCTGTTTCGGTGGTTTTACTTTATTTTTTGGAGCAAGCGACTTCAACGTAGATTGTCTTTTTTCACACCGTTTAAGAGTAAATTTTTTTATAGATGTCGGACAGTAAACAAGACACGGTATTGACTTGATTGTTCCTGTTAGTTTATCGTAAATGACTTCTTTTGTTTTACTTAATTTTTTTTGATCAATGCTACTAGTTAAAAATTCATATAAAGCAGATTTATCTTTATTGCACAAGCTATTTTCAGTTGCATATGTGTCAACGAAGTCATTCATTTTTTTTAATTTCATTGACTTGTCCAGTTTTACCCACTGGTCTTCTTTATTTTGCGTTCGTTCTTTTTCTAAAAAATCGTCGATATTTGAATTATGCTTTGTGAGTTGTTTTGGACTTGTTTTTTTCAACAACATGGATTTATATTTGATATTTCTCAATTCAACGCAGTCACACTCTTTATGAATTGTGTTACCCACATTTGAATTGTCACTATTGTCATCTGCGCAATTGTCAGAACTCATGTTCATGTTGGATTGATTCACCTTAAATATATTTATAAAATAGAGTTTAAACCCATTTTATAAATACTATTTTAGAATAATTTATAAAATAATAGAGAGTTAGTTGATTTCGGTTAGTTGATTTCGGTTAGTTGATTTCGGTTAGTTGATTTCGGTTAGTTGATTTCGGTTAGTTGTTGAAAAAATGCATCATCGGTGAAGATGAAGATGAAGGCGCTAAACTACCAACACACATTGAATAAGAAAGGCGCGAGACAAAATAAGCTAAGAAATAAGTAAAGCATCCCATAAATAAGCCCAACAACAAACCAAAACTAAATTTCCTGGTTAAAAGACTGTATATTGAAAAAAGTGTTACAAAAACAAACACAATGTAAAAGAAAATGGAAAATCCATAATAATACAAACAGTACTCACGGGTAAGAGGACCAAAAAGCGAGTTAAATAAATTCATTTCGTTTATACGTTATATATATAGTTGTGAAAATATAATATTTTTTTGTTTATTTGAATTTATTTATACTAATTTTATTTATTTGTACTAAATATTATAATACAAGTTGAATAAAACAAAAAATAAATTTATGGAGTCGAAAAAAAATATTAATATAAACGGTAAGAAAAATATATTTGGACTATTCACAACATCAACATCAAAATCAAGTGTTGAAATAACGGGTGATGGCGATGATGAAATATACAGTATAAATCTAAATAACAGTGGAGATGGCGGTGGCGGTAAAAAACGGGCTGTTTGTGAAAAATGGAATTTGCCTGACAATTATTTTACATACTCACATCAGTTTAACGTTATATCAAAATTGTTTATGAATTTGGATAACGATGTAATTGAAAATCGTGACATATATATAAAAGAAATAACTAAAAAAATAGCAGGATATAAAAGACAAGATATTGATAAAAAAAATTATTCTGATATTTCATTCATTTCTCTCGAAGATGTAATTGAAAAATTATTGTGTTCCAAGTTGAAATGTTTTTACTGTAAATGCGAATGCGAACTTATTTATGAAAATATTCTTTCTAAACGTCAGTGGACATTAGACCGAATTGATAATGACATCGGTCACAATGTTGACAATGTTGTTATTTGCTGCTTAGAATGTAACTTGAAAAGAGGAACAATGGATAGTGGTCGTTTCAAATATGGAAAACAATTAAAATTCACAAAAATAGATAATTGAAAAAAATAGACAGTTGAAAAATACCACAAAGATGTTATTCAAATCAATTTATTTAAATTAAAAAGGATATAAACCAACCGCATATACTAAAATAGTAAAAATAAGTATTAGAATAAATAATTCAACTTGAATTTTACAAAAACGATGAGTGCTAGTGCTGGTTCTGTGAGTATTTGTGAAAATACAACAACTTCAACGTCATTTGTTGCAGGAGGGGGAGGAGGAGGAGGAGGAGGTCTTGTTGACTACATTGGTGGTAGTGGTGGTGGTATATACACCACACAAAACACTTTGCTTCTTAAGAATTTATTGAAATTTTATGAACAGGGAACGAATTTGGACACCATGCTTAAAATTATCAATGGTCATTCTAAAATCTCTCTTCGTATTATTGATTGGTTTGCAACAAATTATGCTAAAAAAAACTATACTGTTTATACTATTCAAAATACGTCGAGAAGATTTAAAGTATATGTAGACTACAAGTTGAAACTAAAAGCATACTCTAAAAAGCGCTTTGACCCGTTTTGTCGTTGGGACAGAATCACAATTCCGTACAATGACGGTGCATTTATACAAACTACAATAGGACAGTTGAATTTTTTCAAATGGGCAATTGAAAATGATGTAGTCCATTATATTGAAGAAAATTATCAAACAATTGAAAATGATATGAATTCAAGAAACAGCACATCAAAACACTCGCGCTCATCATTGTCTTCGACGTCAACCGCATCTGAAGATTGTGACAGTTGCGATGTTCAGTTAGAAACGTCGAAGATGATAAGTGAATCCATTTTAAAAGGGGATAAGAACAAAACTCGCAAAAAACGCGAAGAGTTATCTGTGTCTGCCACTAAAAGTATTAAAAAGGAAAAGGTGGAAATTGTCGTAAGTTTTGAGTGATTTCGAATGATTTCGAATGGTTCATACTTTATTTTTTTATATACAAAGATAAATTCAGTTTAATTTATATAAAATTGAATTTATATTCAAAAATGATTAGTCTATTACAAAAGAAAAAAGCTTAGAATCAAAATGATTACTGCAAAAGCCGTTAAAAGACTCATTGGTGAAATTATAAAGAAACTGCCAAAAAATATAAGAACAAAAGTCAAAAATATTAATAAAGCTGGAAAATGCGACGTGTGTACTACAAAACGCGTAAGTCAGAATTCCAGAATACTGCTTCCTTATGACATCATTCGCAAATGTGGGTTGACGCTTGACAATTTAAAAATGCACACCAGTGGTGTTGTCATTGATGTTCCGTTTCGTGAATATGAACGAATTCGCAACTCTTTCGTTGGCGACATCACCATCAATCATGATGAACTTGATGCATACATACTTGATAACATTGGAGGGGAAACAACCAATCCAGTTGCCGCAATTGTAACCATTAGAAAAGAAAATGGATATTCGGGGTCATCTCTGCAGCGCGTAGACCTGGCAAGACTGACAAATGAAATAGCCGTGAAAGGTTGGAAACCTGTCGCATACAATCAAGAAAAAACCATCAAGGGTAAAAAAAATAAAGGTAATGTAAACTGGTCAGGTCATTATTATTACAACATATCAGGTGGGTCGCAGCAAAGTTTTAAAAGCCACCCAGATAAAGAACCTCAAATTTTTACAACACACAAGGGGTTCATGTCGAGTGAAAAAGTCATTACAGATGTTATGGCTTCATTAGTTTGGCAGAAGCTTCATGTTTTTGATATTGACAAGTATATTCCCAGAGAAAATGCGTTAGAATACAAGCAAACTCTGGAAGACTATTTGAAGAATACCAAGTATTTTGGGAAGTCATGTTATGAGTTAATGAAGAATTTTGAAAATATTCGAGATGGGAAGCTCATAAGTCCAATCACGCAAAAGGAAATATCTATAAACGCCTTTGATAAGGAAACGGTTGGGGAATGCAAAGATGAAATTGTTGATGTTAGTCACAATGAAGCAGTCAATAATCATAACATACGATTTTGTCCAGAAAATAATGTAATGTTGTCAGACTATTTCCCTGGAAATTTATTTTGGGATACTCATCTTGGAAACATGCAACAGCAATCCTTCACGGTTAAAGAATATTGGACAGAAATAGAAGAAAGAATCGCAAAACGAAATTCATGGCTGGCGGCTGCTGCTGCTGCTGCTGATGATGATACAACTTCCACATAATTTCCAGACCCAGACTAAATCAATCAAACTAAATCAATCTCTTCCATTTGACATTCATGATTCGTTATATTTTTTATAATACAGTCTCGAAATAAATCTTTTCTCAGTTCAAAACCAACTCCAATCCGACCCAGTTTCTGCGCTGCAATCGCGCTAGTAAAACTTCCGGCAAATACGTCTAAAACAATGTCGCCCCGATAACTGTAATAATAAGTGCTCATTGTCGGTATATCGATTGGAAATGGCGCAGTATGTCCCAATTTATTTTCTTTTTTATTGTTTATCTTTATCACAGGTGACAGCTTGTGAATATCTCGTCTCCAGTCTTGTACCAACTCCGTCGGTATTACATTTTGAGCTTGACGAAACGGATTTTGCGTCATGATGGTTTTTAGAGAGAAGCGTTTTCCGCGGTCAGATTCGCTCTTTTCACAAGTGGGATTTTTGCACTCCCACGAGCGAAGTCCTTTAAACGTGTAGCTGTTGCTTTTTACGGTTAAACTGCCACAGTCATTGCACGGATATTTGATGTCTTTCTCTAAGCGGTGTTTGTGAAAGATGAGAATGTGTTCATAACAATTGCACGAATATTGAAAGAATGGGTACGGTTTATTGCCGTTTTTATGCCTGGAACTCTGCACTTCACCTTTATCCCAAATCACATCATCTACAAATGTAAATCCGCATTCTTCAAACATGACTATAAAATACGCTGGAAGCGGAATTTTCCTGTTTCCAAACGCATTTATTTTATCCATTTTATCATTGTCAACCACGTCGCTAACATTGAAGACGAAGACGCGATGATTATCCAGAACACGATAACATTCGGTGATTATTTCGCGCATGTCGTCTAGGTACGCTTGTAGATTTTCCCAAGTGGAATACTCGCGCGCATTGTAATAGGGCGGCGAAGTGACAATATGTCCCACTGATTCATTGGGAAGACGTTTCAGTCCTTGCAAACAGCCGCCCCAAACCACTTTTATTTTTTCGGGATTTGATGTTAAATCGGCAAAAAGTCGATAGTCTGTAAAATTTGTTTCCATGTTCCATTGTTTTTTAATCATTTCGCGATACGCATCGATAAAATTGTAAATATTTCTTTGCTTCTTTTCCTTGTCGTCATCATTGTCGTTCTTGTCGTCGATGTCATTCTTGTAATCATATTTGCGCGCGAGCTCTTCCAGCAACTCTTTTGAAAACATTTCGCTTAAAATAACAAGATTATCTTGAACCAAATTTGGCACAACTGTTGCCGGTGCCGGTACTGGCATTACAATTTCACTGTTTTGTTTAGGTTTTATTTTAATTTTTATTTTTTTTGGATTCGGATTCGGATTCGTCACTTCATCTTTTTCGTCTTTTTCATCTTTTTCTATATTCATTCACAAGACAACCACAAGACAACCACAAGACAACTAGTAATTATTAATTATTATAAAATTATACATTTATTTCAATTTTTTAATAATGTATAATAAAAAATGTTTATAAAAAATATAAAAAAAATATTTATGAAAAAAAAAATAAGAAAATACACGTTGCTCTAAATGGAAAAACTGTACATGTCAGACTTGAGCGGACGACTCGCGAATGAAAGCGCAGGGTTTTGGGGTGTTGGCGTTGGAATTGTTTGAGGTTTAAACATCAAGTCGGCGGGTTTTAATAAGAACGCACTCTTGCTAGGACCGGCTTCAAACCACTCGTTGTATACAGCCAAATTACCATCACGTATATTCTGAAACGATAATGCCATTGCCTGACAACCAGCCAAAGAAGGCGGCATTGGGTCATAATTATTTACCGACATTGAATCATCGGGTACAACAATCGTCATGTATTGTTTATTAAATGATGTCAGTTCAGTAATGTCCGGACTGTTCAGCACATCAAATACTTTTAATATTCTTAAAAAAGCGTTGCTTGTGAGATTTGTAATCTCGGACATTTTTTGAGACTGATAAAGCAGCGGATTTGCTTCAACAATAATCACCACTTTACCTCCATTTATACCTCCAAACTTATTAATTGGTTCAGCGCAAATATTTTTCCCACCAAATTCATGACTGTACTCATGCATCAGCCTACCTGTCAGATTTGAACTTATGGTGTCGGCCATGCTGTCGAGTACGTAAACATCATTTGTTTTCAATCTAAAAAGCAACAAAAGAGGGTCACTAGAATTTGGACACACGGTTGAATTTGTGCTAAATGCATTTGTCGCGACCGTTCTCATGGCTTCATCAAATGACACATAGTTGTATGTTTCTTTGATACACTTGTCATCGCTCAAAGATGTGGAAATAATTGGTTTACCCTTGTATCCGTAAATCTCAAAATCCAAACACCTGCACCCCATTTTTATAGCATGCTTTAAAGCACAAGTGTTTACATAGTCATTTGAAAAATTACCAGTTGAACAACAGTTGTAAGCAGTTTTTACGTAATAATCTCTCAATAAAAATTGTGAAGATGGGTCTGATGAAGCGCTTGTTATCCAGTTTGAATTCAGTCCCGGCACTTTTGTTCTATTCAAACGTGCACAGCTTTTTGGAAGTAGCGTATACTTGTAATAAATATAATATGCCATACACGCCATTATAAAAATTACCAACGTGCACCCGATAACATGGATCAGCGTGGTATTAGGAATTTCTGCAAGAGTTGTTTTAAGTTTAAAGACTGTATTCTGTAAATCATTTTTGATAGCATCTATATCCTGCATTTGTATACTTTACTTTTTAATCTAAATCTTATATTTTGTATATATAATTAATTAATACAATAATTATTTACTATTATCACAACAATATTTAAAATTAAAAATAATTAAAACTCTTTTTTTTAAATTTATATATAATTTGGATTTATTATTTAGAATCAATATTCTTATATATATAGTTTATATTGTGATACCAACCAAACACTATGGCAGGAGGTTTGTTAAATTTAGTAGCGTATGGAAACCAGAATGTTATATTGAATTCAAATCCTAAAAAAACATTTTTCAAAACAACATATGCAAAATACACAAATTTTGGATTACAAAAATTTAGAATTGATTTTGACGGTCAAAGAAACTTGCGAATGAATGAAGAGTCCAAGTTTACATTTTATATTCCGCGATATGCAGAGTTATTAATGGACACATATCTCGTTATTACGATGCCAAATATATGGAGTCCCGTTTTACCTCCTGTAAATTGTGGCGACTCATGGACTCCGTATGAGTTCAAGTGGATTGAAAATTTGGGAACACAAATGATTAAAGACATTACAATATCGGTTGGAGGACAAATACTTCAAAAACTAACAGGTAGTTATTTGCTTGCAATCGTTCAGCGCAACTTCAATGGAACCGAGCGTGATCTCTACAATCGAATGACAGGAAATCTACCCGAACTGAATAACCCAGCATTTTATTCCAGTAATAATGGAAATTATCCGAATGCATTTTATAACTATACAAACAACCCAGCAGGCGTCGAGCCATCTATACGATTTAGAAAACTTTATATTCCAATCAATGCTTGGTTTACGTTGAGCAGTAAAATGGCGTTTCCGCTGGTTGCGTTGCAGTACAACACGCTTCAAATCGATGTCACGCTTCGCCCTGTGAAAGAACTTTTTGTAATTCGTGACGTTTCTAATGTAAATAGTGGACAGAACACAACGCCATCTTATTTTCCAGAGTACACGACTCCGAATTATGTTCAACCCAATTTTTCTGATAACTTACAGCAATTTTATCGTTTTATTCAACCTCCTCCAAACGTTGAACTCAACTACACTTCAACTCGAAGCGATTGGAATGCAGACATTCATCTCATGTCAACATATTGTTTTCTCTCTGCTGACGAGTCTAAACAATTTGCATCCATGCCTCAACAATATCTCATCAAGTCTGTTTATGAATGGAATTATGAAAACGTTACAGGAAGTCGACGCGTGTGGTTACAAAACACTCTCGGAATGGTAAGCAGTTGGATGTTTTATTTTCAAAGAAGCGACGCTTATTTGCGCAACGAATGGAGCAATTATACAAATTGGGCTTACAACTATAAACCGGTCGGATTGATTCCTGCGCCCACTAGTCTAGATTCCCCAAACTCATTGATGTGCGTATGGTCTCCTCCGGTGTGTGACAATCCGTCCATTGTTGGATGCTACGGTCCTGGATGGAATCCCGCGTTGAACGAACCTACCGGACTTTTTATCACACAAGCATTCAGTGTCGAAAACCAAAAAGATATATTGTTAAACTGTGGTATTTTATTAGATGGTAAATATAGAGAGAATGTGCTCGATGCAGGTATTTATAACTACATTGAAAAGTATACAAGCAGCCGCGGTTCTGCCCCTGATGGTCTTTATTGTTACAATTTTTGTCTTAACACTGAGCCATCAGATTTTCAACCATCGGGTGCAATAAATGCAAGCAAGTTTTCAACGATTGAACTTGAATTTACTACATTTTATCCACCACTCGACCCCAGCGCAAATTTTTTGACAATTTGTGACCCGGAAACTGATGTTCCAATTGGTGTGAACAAGCCGACGTGGAGAATTTATGATTACAATTATAACTTGACAGTGCTTGAAGAGAGATTTAATATGATTACGTTTGTGGGCGGAACTTGTGGACTCATGTATGCAAGATAAAAAACATATGGATGGGGAAGACCCTGCTTGGATTTCCTCAACTATTTTTATATTTTATAAAGGTAAAAGTATAAAAATAAATAATATAAATATTATTCATATTATATCACTATATCAATCGAGTATATCAATGACGGATTATCTTCATTCTGATTCTGGTTCTTCTTATTTAAGTGAGTTTATTTTGAGTAATAAAGAATATTTACGAAATAAAAAAAAACAAATCAATGTCATTAGATACACGGTCAAAATTTCAGGCGGAATGTTTACAGGTTTTACGAGAGAAATAGAAATGGATACGGGAATATTTGACTCCATGATTGATTCAAAAGAAGTATTCAAAACATTAAATAATTATATTTGCAATCACATGTATTTCAAATTACTATCTTTTTTAACTCGAGAAAAATTGAATACTCAGTTGTGTGAATTGAATGAGACGAAAGATAAAATGTCACTTGATGTATCAATCTGTACTGATAATGAGGAATTTATAAAAAGTAAAACACTGGTTATTTATGTAAAAAAATAATTTTTCTTTTTTTCTTTTTTTTTCTTTTTTTTTCTTTTTTTTTGTTGCGCGTGTGGTGTGCGTGTGCGTGTGTGTTGTATTTAGGTTGTATTTTGGCTGGGTTTGGGTTTAGTTGCGGCGGTTGTGTTGGTTTTGGTTTTGCAGTAGACCGGCAGTAATGTTTTCGTCTTGCATGACTTGGTGTGTAATGTCGGCGCCAAACACACGCTTTGAACCCATGCGTGTAACCTGCACGTGAGGGGGAGGAGGGGCGCGCTGTCGCTGAAATTCAATCGTGTCCAGAAATGCGGTAGCCCGACGAGCAAACATTTCAGAAGGTTCAATGACTCTCACATATTGTCGTGCAAATTCAAGGAAATCGTTGAGCGCCTCACGTTCTTCACGTGTAAACGGATGTGGATTGATATTCTCCATTTGCGCAAGAAGCCTCTGTTCAATATTGGCGGCGAGTTCGGCGGTGGTAACAGCAGTCATTGATAATATTTAACCGGAAACTAAGGAAAGCACTACATCTTATGTATATAATATTTAAGTTTTCAATTTATATTTTGAGCATTGAAAAAAAATGAAATAAAATTAAAAACTTTATTGAATTAAAAAAAAGTTTTTTATTTCTTTTTTTTGTTTCTTTTTTATTTTATTTTTTTTTGTTTCTTTTTTATTTTATTTTTTTTAGTTTCTTTTTTATTTCTTTTTTTTTATTTCTTTTTTTCTTTTTTTTTCATCATGCGATTTTAGTTCCGCTTATACTCTCGGTTAATAAGCGGACTGTATGCTGCTACGGTCGTAGTCATGGAAGCGAAAGTTGTCTTCCATGTTCCAGTTTGACTCTGCCGTCGATGTTGTTGGTGTGCTGATGGGTTTCCAAGTGGAATCTGTGAATGTGTTGTAAAGGATTTGTGAAGAACAGTCAGGTTCACTGCCACCGCAACCGCAAATGCAGTTCTTATTCTGGTGGCCAACGGTAACCCGCGGTGGCGCAGCAGGTGCAAATGGCGGAGGCGCAAATCTGTAAGACGAGATGGGACATGATGGAGGAGGAGGAGGTGTCACACAACTGTCTGTGGCGGCGGCGGTGGTGGCGGTTTCAAGTGTTGCTTCTGCACGAATCGATTGTTTTTTTTGCTTTTGAATGTACGGAAGAATGACCCAATAAGATGGGTCTGAATACACAATCCGCGCTTCACGTTGTGACTGAATTCGTTCGCGAAAATGCTTGGAAATGATGCCGTGAATCCAGAATTGAATGTGGACAACCGCAAAACAAAAGTTTGCATCTGGGTGCTCATATTCCGCAAAATCCACGCGCGAAACAACTGCAATTTGTTGAAATTCAAAAACGCGTTTGATGTACGCATCATGCATTTGGTTACGGTGAACTCTTGGAATATAAAGTGCAGATATCGAATAAGCGCTGTAATCAACGGCTGTTGATGCTGCTGATGCTGATGCTAACTTCGATTGAACGGCCATATTGGGATGGGAGCTGCAACGGTCTCTGATACGTAGAACACTGTAAAATATAAAACAAGTAAAAAAGTTTTCAATTTATATTTTTTTGAATGAAAAAATATAAAAAGTATGAAACAAATTTGATTTCGATTTGATTTATTTTTTTTTGAATTTGTTTTTTTTTTGAATTTGTTTTTTTTTTAAGTTTGTTTTTTTTAAGAACCACCTCTGAATAAGATTGGGTTGTAGTATGGAAGAAAGTCAAAACAGTTATTTCCACTCGCATCTTTTCTATAGGTGAATCCGTCAGCGCAACATCCGTACTGAGATGCATCACAACCATAACGCGCTCGGTTAAAATTAAACATTTGATTTGGAGTCATTTGTCCTGGTTTCATGAGTTCATTCATGTAATCGTCCATATCGTTGTCATAATAGTCGTAACCGCTGTTATTTCCTTGTCCTTGTCCTCTTGAATTTGGGTCAATCGTTCCTGGATTTTTCACAATACAATCTTTTCGATTCCAATTTACGCCCTTGGTGCACGGATATTCTTGGCATTTATCTGGAAATTTAAGTTTTCCATCTTTATCTCGTTCACAAACCTTATTACAGTTTAATTTTCCACACTTTTCAGTAGAATTACATCCAAACATAAATTTCACACCATTCTTATCAGTGTAGTCAACTCCACAGAATCCATCGTCTTCATTATAGTTTGGATTATGGGGGTCATTTGGATTGTACGGGTCAAATTCATTGAACTGGTCATTTGTTCCGGCCAGTGGTTGAGCATAACATTTGGCTTGAGAGCAGTCAGGTTTATCGCCACCGCTGCCGCCGCCGCCGCTGCCACCGCCCTTTCTTCTTCGAGAAGGAGAAGGAGAAGGAGGGGGGGTTGGTTTGGGCCCGGGTTCCGGGCAGTCGCCTTTCGTACATTTTACTTTTGGACATGCTAGACAATCTTTGTCATATTGACAATACTCTTTATTTTTTGTAATACCGCCGTCGTAACCACCAAATGCGCACACTGGCGGACAGAGAGACGTTGGTTTCAATGATGACGGAAAGTATGGATTAGTTAAGTTAACCTCGGTAAATTGAGGCGTGTTACCTTTAAGAACAATCTTATCCGTTTTGAATAAACTTTCTAATGGAGTTTTTATTGCATACTGCGATTTTTCAAGAACAAATAAAATAGTAACAGTGGTGTCGTCACTGTCGTTATTCAAGTTGAATTCCAATTGATTCAAATATGGGTCTACTTTTTTTGTTCCAGGCTTTTCATACTCAGGGTCATGAAATTTGCATGTAAAATTTTTTGTGACTGGATTGTCAATGCCACTGCCTGAAATTAATGTTTGCATTTCATTTGCAAGGTCATTGCCCGTATAAAAATCAGGTTTAATCACAAGTGAAATTGGCGTCATATCAGGTTCGTTTTCGGAACCAATTTTAACATAAAAAGTATTATAACCGTCTTCTACATTGTATCTTATACAATTTCCATCAGTTTTACCTTTTGGCGGTCCCCAACATCCCGTTGGACATGTACCTGATTCAAACCCCTCTCTAAATCCGAACAAACTGTAATAAGACCCGTATAAAATAACAATAATGAGAATGCTAAACAATGCCCATTTTCCTAGTTTGACATCAAAATCTAGTTTCATAGTGATGATATATTATAGGTTATATTTATTTATTATTTATAGTATGGTGATATAAAAACTATAGATAATAAAATAAAAATAAATATATGAAAATGTAAATGTTTAAGGAAAAGCATAACTGTGCAAACTTTGCGTGTATGGATTCTTCCGAAATGCGTCTAAAATGTCGGGTTGGATGCGTGCACAGTTCACAGATTCTTGGTAGGATTGTGGATATTTTTCAACCTTGCCATATGTTTCAACGCCTGGCGGATTTGATATTCTAAAAACGGGGTTAGGTATCCACGGGTCACAGTTGTCATCGTGTCGTTTTGTGCATATATTTTCAGTCGGGTTAAATAAACTAATATTTCCACCCGGTGTAAAGCTCGTTGACATTTTATTTACATTATTGTGCTGGTTGTACTGTGCCTCATAAACGCCAACACCCTGGTTTGTCGCACCGCCGCTTGCACCAACGTATTGCACGCTCGTTGTGTCACGCTGGTTAAACGTGGGTTGTTGCGGATTCACTAAATAACCGCTGCCAGAAGTTTGCGCGTCCACGTTCAAGTGATTAAAACCAAGAAGTCCCTCGGTGGTTTCTTTGATGGTTGTGGGTGCTCGACTGGCGGGATTATAAACAACACCAGAGGAGCCAAACGCCGGTTTGACATCGCCATACAACCGAATATTTCCAATTGCATTTTCTTTTCGAGACGGTCGCAGAATATCCAGCACGGGCGCAACCACGGCGCGCAATGCGCCATAGATAATTCCACTCTCATGATTTTTTGTGGTTGTACGATTATTGGATAAAAGCTTGAATCCGTCGCGACCATGGTCGTTTTCGCCGGGCGCATGTTTTCCGCTGCTATGAGCATGCGAAATTGGGTGTGCGATAGATTCAGGTCTCTTTGCCGGTTCATAGTTTTCAGGCGCGTACGTGTTTGTTCCCAACACATTTGAATCCGGACCATAATATTCAGTACTTGTGCACACACGTGATTGCGGCTTGTAAACCTCTTTTGCGCGAGCGGTTTGTGCTTTTTCAAGACCGGTCGTGGTAAACCAGCGGTCCGATGTGTTCAAATAAAATTTATCCGGTAAATATTTTTCCACTTTACCATATGTGTCCGGAGTTGGCGCGTTCAAATTATTCCAGTTATAAGCTGGACCTTCATGCGTTTCAAGACCAAAAGTAATTTTTGGGTTATTCGTGGTGCGCAGTTGGTCAACATTCCGGTCGACCCATTTGTCGCGCGCTTCCATGCCAGAGTTGAACCCGTCGCTGCCTTTTGCCGTGTATCCCTGGTCCAACCCTGGACCCACATGAATTTCTTCCCACGGCTTGACATTTGCCATTTTGCTTCCAGGCATGACGCGTGACTGTAAAAAATCGCTAACACTGGGCATTCCATTTACATAATTGATGTCATTTTGCGGGGCAAATAGAGGGGCGCGTTCTTCCTTGCGTATTTTTTGTGAACCAGCGCCTGAAAACGTGTCAAGCACCGACTCGGTTGCATTTGCATCAACCGTTCGTCCTCTAATTTTTGCACCGAAGAACGGAACCATGTTATTGTGCTGGAAGTCATTCTGATTGATTGGTTCTCCGGTGAGAGAGAAAACAGTGTTCGGACTAGTAAAACCTGGATTTTTTACTGGGTTGGTATTTGGATTGTAAGAATTTCCAAACTGATTCGGATTTTGTAATACTCTTTTGCCTACAGTGTCGTTATAAAATTTATCAGTAACTGCATTCGGATGAGGATATGCATTTACATTTGAACCGGTGTCCGGCAACATGATTGGATAATTTGTCGTAGGAATATTTGTATTCGGAAGCACGTTTGGGTTATTTGCGCGATTATTTGGATTATTGGAAGTGATAAATGACTCCTTAAAATTATCCTTTGCATTTTTAATTGAACCCGCATCATTTTTTTTATTCTGATTTGATACTAAATACATTCCTCCTAATGCAACGATTGGGATTGCGATTTCCATTTTTATTATATATTTTTATATTATATATTTATTTACTATATATATGTAATATAATTTTACTCTATTATTTTATTTCTTATTTCTATTTCAACTAAAAATAAATAAATAATTCCCATTTTTATTTTTCATAAATTATTTATTTATTTATTTTTTATGACCTTTGACATTATTATGTACTGTGTGCCATTATTATCATGATTCTTTATTAATTCTCTTTCACATACGTGTCATTTTTTACAAAGTTCAAATACTTTAAACATCTATATTTTGTTAATTCCACGTCATAATATTGTACCAATTCATCTCTTCGTTCAGCGGAATATTTTTCTAATTCACTATACGTTATTTTATTTTCATGGTCACTCGCGTCAGTTGCGTTTGTCTCTCTGTCACAACAGTGACAAAATAATGAAATGTTAAAGTTATTTTTATTTGGTTTAAATTCCATGACTTCTTCTAAATAATCTCCTAATTCATCGATGTTATGAAAAATTGAATAAAAAACAGTGTGTGGATTTATTTTCTGTTTTCCAAGTACTCTGAAGTTACGATTTTGGTATCGAATGTAAAATGACCAGGTATTGTATTCTTCAACATGAAAAATAAGTCTCGGCATTGTTTTGGTTTGGTTTGGTTTGATTTGGTTTATTATTTATCGTAAATAAGTGAAAACGTTTTAATATCTTTTTTTTTACTATTTTTTTTACTATTTTTTTTACTTTATCATAATCTCTCTTCTCTCTTTTATGATGAATTAAGAAAGGGTAAACATGGAATCTTTGTAATAAAATTATCTTTTTCTAAAATGCGTGTGCTAAGATTGTTTTGAAATGGAAAACACACATTTTCTTGAGGATTGAGTTGAGGATAGTACCAGTTGGTTTGTTCCAAGTCACGATATGTCCATGCGGGATGAGTAACGCGCGACTGTTCAACAAACGATGGCTGAGCAGACGGGTATGAGATTGGACTACTGTAAACAGCTCGTTTTAAATAATTGTTTTCAAGACAGTCTCTCGAGAGAGGTTGATTTAATCCCATCAAATTACTTTCTAAATTAATTGTGTTTGTTCTTAAATTCGCGCCCCATCCCTGAATTCGAATATACGGATCTTCAATATAATAAGGCTTATCCCCGTTACCCGGCATGTTCAACATGTATCGTCCAGGGTCTGTCGATTCTTGCAGCTGTTTGTGTATCCTACAAGGGTCATCGTGAAAACGAGTAAATGACATTCAATAACTTTGAAGTATTTGAAATATACTATTATTTATATTTATTTATATTATTATATTATTAATTATTATTAATTATTATTATTGTTATTATGAATATCATTAAATAATAATTTTTGAATATATTATATTTGAACACATATTAAATACATAATTAAAGTATACTTATAAGATGAACCACGAACGTGAGCAAAGAAACATACAAGTTAGAATAAATTCAGTTTGGGTGCCAGTTTCGCATGAAACCGAGGTTCAACTTCAGATGCAAAATTTGAAAATGGCGTACATCCAGTATAAAAATAAACCGACATATCATGCAGAGTTGCCACACTGTAATGAAGATGGTATAAAAATATATAGAGATGATAATAATCATTATAATCCGACGTATGCTTTAAACACTCGACAGCAACATGGAGGCGTTCCGGTTCCGGTTCCGATTATAGATTTGAACGATGTAAAGATTTTTTTAACAGACCTTCCAAATGCAAACTGGGTAAAAGCAAGGGACTATCAAGCCTGGGCGTATCGTGACTTTGTGTATGATTCAAATCGTGCTTCAGTAAAATATTATGCTTCACAGCATTCGTCTCATTTATTTTTTCAAACGAGCAACTACAGAGAGGTTGTCACGATAGATGTGGATGGGCTACCTCCAAATATTGTATTTAAAATTTCAAGAAATGAAAATGGAAGTGTGTACTATGAAAGGAATGATCACAGAGCTACGCGAATCAGAATTTGTGATAGTGACTCTGCTCGGTCTGGATATTTGGGATTTTATCGGCGAATGACGGACATTGGTGATTTTATTGTGTCGACGCCGGCACCGGCACCGGCGCAGAATGACCCATATGGACCAAACTATCAAGACTTTGCATCGTTTTTGCATCAGCCACGCCCACAAGCCAACGCCAAGTTACCACTTCCGCCTGGTGTTCGAAACATTGAAACAAACAATGAAGAAGAACAATGCATATTATGTTTTAAACACAAGGCAAACTTGAAAATGAATCCGTGCGGGCATAAAATAATATGTCCCGAATGTTATAGAAAGTTGGAAAAAGCGGAATGTCCGATGTGCAGAGGACCAATTCAGTCGTTGACATGTAACGATATGTAATGAATAATATCACATGCGACGTTTTAACTTTTTAAATTCAACTTTAATTAACTTTTTTACTTTTTTGCATGTTTGTTGTATTTTTTTTTATTATTTCTTGTTTTCGAGAGATGTTTACTGCTTTTTTTTATTTTCATTTTCATTTGTTTTCGTTTTTTAGACCTGGTTCTAGAGCTTTTTCCGCCATGCATGGAATACATTTTTGTCACTGTTTTTTGTTCCGCAATTCTTTTTTGTTCCGCACACATGGTTTTCATTTCACTTTTAATTACCTCAACATTTTTAAACTCTTCTATTATTTTCATCAATATATCAATAGGTTCATTCAAATCACGATCATTGGGAATTTCAATATTACGACGAAATTCATTAAAAAGTGTCTCCGCTTGTGACATATTTTCCAATATAAATGTATTAATGTCATTTTCTACATTTACATCTTCACATCCTCTTTGTTGATATTTTTTACATAAATCAGTTATAATTTTCAGTATCGTTTTAAATTCGTTTAAAATTTTTACTATTTTCTCAAGAAGCTGTATTTTTTTAAGCGAAGGTGGCATTTTCACCTCCGTTTTGCTTAAGGCTTGTTCCTGAACAAATTTATTATAATCATCAAAAGTTTCCCGTCTGAATTGTATTAAAAATACATTTATATCCCGAATTTTGTTATCTAATATACTGATTTGTTCTTCTGAAAATTTACATATTGACGCTTGCGATAGTGTCGTTGACTGTCCTGCACCCATAATAATTTATTAAACCAAGTATTAAACCAAGTATAAATTATTATTATATTATATTTTATTTCTCATATTCATATTTTCTGGTATTTACTAAACTAATGGTAATAGTAAAATATTTATTATAAACTATAAAAAATAATATAAATACTGCAACTCATTATTTCATATGATTTGATATGAAATATCCATTTATTATTTTTTATAGATTCGATAAGTATGTTCATATAGATAATTATTTTTTTGAAAATAGTGAACGTTTAAACTGTAGCATTTTTATAACCGGAACAAATAAAACGTTAAATAAATTGTATGATTCAAATTATCATTTATTAGTTACATATGGCGACACCTTTGATGAATACTATGAAAAAGTAACTGAAATAATACCGAAAAGAATGTTAGTTAGACACTTACACGTTGAAACAAATAAAATAACTAATATTGAAGAATTCAATAGAACAGTAAATTTATTTTATGTTTACATATCTTCAATTGATAGAGAACTTGTTAGACCTGTATTTTCATTGTTTACACCGTCATTCAATTCTTTTGAAAAAATATTAAGAGTGTATTCTAGTTTAAAAAATCAAACTCTTAAACACTGGGAGTGGATAATTATCGACGATTCTGTAGGTGATGACAATTTTGAGTTTTTAAAGAAAAATTTTTCAGATGATAGTAGGATAAGAATTTTCAAAAGATTTAAAAATAATGGCAGTATTGGTAGCATAAAAAATGAAACAATCGGATTATGTCGCGGAAAGTATTTATTAGAGATGGATCATGACGATGAACTATTACCATGGGTTCTAGAAGACTCTGCCAAATTATTTGAAAGTGATAATGAAATAGGTTTCATTTATACAGATTGTTCTTTTGCAAATGAAGATGGAAGTACTCATTTTTATGGGGATTTTCTTTGTAAAGGGTATGGTTCTTATTATTCACAAAAACATAACAACAAATGGGTACTAGTGTATAATACTCCAAACATTAACAATATTACACTTAGTCACCTAGTTTGTTGCCCAAATCATCCAAGAATTTGGAGACGTGATGTTTTATTAAGATTAGGAAGTTATTGCGAATACTTACCGGTGTGTGATGATTATGAAATTTTACTGAGAACATGTATTGAAACAAAGACGGCAAAAATTCATAAGTTAGGGTATATTCAATATATGAATAACAATAATAATAATTTTTCTTTAATCAGAAATTCTGAAATAAATAGAATTGGACCACATTATATTAGTCCATTTTATTATGAAAAATTTGACATTCATCAAAAAATGAAAGATATAGATGCATATGAGGATGAAAAATATATAGAAAATTGTTCAAAAATTTATGAAAGAGACATCAGCAATTATGAACACAAATATTGTAATAAAGTAATAAATTTCGACTATGATAATCAATATTGCATCATTGGCATTGACAGTTTAGTTCGTCATATGGAGACAATAAAAGAGTTGTATAAAAATGTAAGAAATGATTTTTTAGTTTTAGAAAGTAAAAGTTCGCTTGGTTACTTACAGCAAAAACTTGACCATTATGGTTTTGAACGAATGAAGTGTTATTCGCTCATAGGTTCATCAAAACAGTCATTGATTAATTATTTTATGTTAATGTATAAATCTGTACAAAACTATG